GAGTCTTTAGGCATAAATATTTCTCTTGCATACATACCATCTAAAAAGTAATGTTTTACTGGAATATCTATTTTTTCTTCTTGGCATAACATAGCATATTCAATATCTTCAATTCCTGCTGTTGCTAACATTTGTTGATTTATATCAAGAATTTTGCTCATTATTTACCTTTCATGTATTATACCTTAATTTAAAATAATTCCTGCCAATTTACATTCCATGCAATATCTATCGTTCCTACTTGCGTAAATGCAATAATCGCATATTCTTGTCCGGGGTCTAAAAATAAACCTAATGCTTCTGCGTCTAAATCTCCGTCTGTTGCTTGTGGAGGTGTTAGCCCTTGTCCTGATGTTGCAGTCGTATATAATGTTAGCCCTGCTTGACCGCCTGTGTATCCAGTGGCTGTTATGTTTATTTGTAATGTGCTTTCGTTTGCTTCTCTATCTACATAAGTTCCACCTGTTACGGTTGTCCCTCCAACTAATTGCAGCGTTACTAATGTATCTGCACTTGCATTATATGGTGTATAACTGAACTTTTTAAGAACTGCTCTAATTTTATTAGAAAAGGAATTAAAAGTCGAAACACTCTTAAACCCTGCTAAAACTGTTGCTGTTGTTCCAACACTTGTTTTAATCGCTGCTGTTCCCGGTGATGATGGATACGCGAAGCCTCTGCTTCCACAATCTTGACATAAGCCCATCACTCCACCTTGCCAAGAACCTGAAAGAATTTTTACATCAGAAGTATTTCCCTCGTTTTCAACTTTCATTGATATTGGCAAATATGGCAGTTGAATATGTGTCTCTGTTGCAACATTATGAAAATAAAGAGTGTGTAAAGTCTTAAACGAACCATTTTCAGGGTCTAATATTTCAAATATTGCAGGTGCTACACCAAGATAGCCAAAAGTTATTCTAAAAATATTTAATTTTTCCCAATTGATATCACTCTCATCTACATCACCATTCCAGCTTGTATAAGATGTATGAGTATGAACGCTGTCTCTAATTTGCATTACATGAGGAACACCATCATGTGATCCTAGTGCAAAACCATTAACCCCATCATTTACACCTATCCATTGATGGGAGTCTGTAGCGTTTATATCAGTAAACATAGCAGTAAAATGAGATATTACTGTGTGTCCGGGTCTGTATCTTACTGAATTGTATGACTCTATATAAGCTGAACCATTTGATGCTGTGCTTGTTGAAGCTGTTAATAAATTATCTCCTGAGATTGCAACAGTACCACCATTTGCCACAACTTCTGTTTTTAAATCAAACCTACTTTTACCATAGCTAAATTGAGCTAAAATATCATTTTTAACATCTGTCGCTAATTGCTCGCCAAATATTCCGACAAGGTTTGATCTTCCGCCTGTATCAACAATTGTAGCGGTTGTTTTTCTTAATAAACTCACTTTATGCTCCTAAGTACCAATTATTCCCGTCTGTAACGAGATTTATAACTTCATTTTGATATTCTAATACTTGATTTGTTTCGCCTGCTATAGTTGCACCACTTACTCCTGCTATTGTGACCGTATTTGAAGAGGTATCTATTTTACTTATTGCAATTTCTCTTGATCTTGTTGCTATATAGCAAGACGCTGCGTGCGGAAGAGTTATTGAAATGTCTCCACTTGTAGCATCACATAATGCTGTCAGAGTTGCTACTGATAAAGAAGCGCTTCCTGTAATATTTACTATTGGAACACCAAGTTTTAATAAGCCAACATCATTTGTAACATCATATAAATGATCGTCTATTTTTTGAGTGGCATTATGAATACTTACTGCTGTGCTAATAAAATGAGCTGACCCATCAGGTAGATATTGACCTGATCCTGCAAGTCCTGCACCTATTTGAGTAAGGTTTACCTCTCCTGCTAATTGAGACACTACTATAGTTAGATTGCTTACTTGTGAGCTTAAATTTCCAATGTATCCCGTCAATCCGTACACTTGTTGCAAAAACAAAGCATGATCGTATGTTGCTATACCTGTATTATTATCAACTATTGCTGTTCTAGCGTTTGGTGCTTGTGGACGAACATATATAGAGACAGCCATTATCTAACCTTTGCACCAAGAGATATTAATCTGATTTGTGTTTTTGTTAGAGTTTGTATCCTGAAAGAAATATCTCTATGTCTTCCAAGTCTTCGCCATATCACTCTACGCGTGAACTCTCCTTGCTTACCAATAGTAGAAGTTTTTTTATTGCTCCATGATACACCACCGTTTCGACTGTATTCAAGAGTGATTTTATCATCTTCCCCAATTGCGGAAAGTCCTGTTTCCATATCTAATTGAACTGCTGATACTGTAAAGAACTCGTTATTATTATGTAATGGGCTTGTTATAGCTTCTCTAGTAATCACTTCGCCATCTTCTGTTGTTGTGTCTAAACTAAGAAGATATACTTTGCCATTTTCATAATCAAAGCCATACTTTAATTCATACACCGATTGAATGCTGTTAATTCTCCATCTGTCTATCGCTTTTGATTTTCTATTGTGCCATGTTTGAGTTTTTACATCATAGACTATTGTTTCATCACCTACATTTAAATGGTAGAAAATATGTCCTTCTGCACTACATTCAAAAGCTGAGAGGGTTGAACTTGCAGATTTTGCGATTTTATATTCTACTGCTTCGTTACTGACTCTTGACGGTGAATATCCATTAATCATGTACACTATCCCATCATCCCCTACATACATAATCGTATTATTAATTGTAGTGATCGTATCTCTATTTCTGCACCCCTTTTCTGAGAAAGAACCCTGTATTTTTTCAAAAGGAAAGTCTGCATTTCCGCTGTTAAACCATACCTCTGTGCTTTTTTTACCGAATATCCATAATTGGCGGTGAACAACTTTTAAGCCTTCTATGTCGTCCGGGTTTCCTTCTGCTGTTGCAAATTCTAATGGATCAATATCTGTACTATATAAATCAGATATGAAAAATTGACCGCTTTCTTCTTTTTGCCAAATAAAATAACCATCTTGAAAGTCTACTGTTACTGAGTCCTCATAATCTTCATCTGTTATTTCTTGAAAAGTTGGGCTTCCATCAGGCTCATAAATGTAACTTGCGCTTTGGCAAAAAACAAGCTGAGTACCATTATTAGCAGTTGAAACTTTTTTAGAGCTATCAAAAACTACTGTTCCGATTTCTGTCACGGTATCGTCACTTTCTATCTTATATGCTTTAGTTGGTGTAACTGCATATAATTCATTTTGAAAGATGTGAGTGCCTAAAATCGGATATGTTGGCAAAGTTAAAAGAGTAGTAAATCCCGGAGTTCCCATTAAGACAACTTGATTTTTTGAAGCAGGAGTTAATGTCTCTGGAAAAAGATTTATGAGAGTTTCATTATTGGCTTTTTTATTTCGTGCTGATGTTGTGCCTACTGCAAAAGGGATTTTTTTCATTACCAATCACCACCGCTTGTAATATCAAAATATTGTGAGTTTGTAGCTGTTAATGCTGTATCAACTTCTGATGTAAGAGGGTCATAGTTTTTATCTTTTATTCTATCTACTGATTGTTGAGCTAAGATTGCTAGACTTTGAGTTACTTGCGCGCCATATTCATCTGCAAGTTCTATTGCTAGGTTAAGTCTTATCATGCGTTCAAAACCATAATCCCAGTTTATCTCACTATCAGGTGTATATTGGTTGTTAGTACCATCGCCTAAATAAGGCATACTTGCGATTAAGTGAAGAGTATAATCTGCATCTGGTATCATATCAAAGTATATTGTGAACTTTTGGTTATCTCTACTTATATAATACTTTGTAGGTCTTCCAATGTTTTGTTTATTAACAATTGCAGCCCATTCATTAATAGACATTTCTGCAAGTGGAGAGTCTGATAATCCGCTATCTCTGAAAAATGCAGTATGCACATTAATTGGAGAGACTTCTTCAAAAGTGCTTCCCTCTATTGGACTGATTGTTACAACATTGGACCACCCTGCGTCTGGTGTAGGATATGAATTATCGACTTTGTGTGTGATAAGTAAGTTTTGGTTGTTAAAGTCTTCGATAACTCCGTTTACATCAATCATCGCATCTGTTAATTGACCCGGTGTTAGTTCTTCACCCTCTGCAAGAATACCTAGTTTTCGCATTGCTCCGTTTATTGTGCTTCTGATTGTTGTTAGCATGATTAATCCTCGTCAAGTAAAGATGTGTTTTCAGTAAATTCTTTGACTACTTCTGAAACTTTTTTCAATATTGGTTTTGGCTTAGGTTTAGGTTTTGTTGCTTTTGCAGGACTATCTACCCATCCTTTTTTTTTGGCAGCTTCTAGTTCATCTGTTCCAAATAGTTTAGGCTTTTTTCCATACTTATATAACCATCCTGCGGTAGTATCATGTTTTGGTATTTCTCTTAATTCTCTCATCATCTTTTTGCCTTTATAATATAACCCAATCCTCAGCCATTAAATCGCTGTTTGAAGGTTGGTATGGTGTTAATGTGTTTCTTGCTGTCTTTATAGCTAAATAACTCTCATGTGCTATTAATTTCTCTGCAAAGTGAATTGGTTTAGGAGAGTGCATTATCACTAAATATTCGTGTCCTTCCCACTTTTTGCGTCCTATATTATACCCTTTTTTTAATAAGAATAATGCTTCTGAAAAGTTCATATTATCTATCATGCTGTGGTAGTCTCTATTGAAAGAGTCTTTTTTAATTCTCTTCTCTGTTCTATCAGGATTGAATATTATAAATTCGTCTGTTACAGTATCAAAAAAAGCATCGACTTGAGTAGTAGTTATGAAGTTCATTTAATATTCCTTAGTTGTACCTCTCTAAAAGAGAGATACTATAAAGCTATTAAGCTTCGTCAGACCAAAGTCTGTGTGCTAACTCAGGGTAAATCATATGAACACCCCAAATAACATCAATTCTTGTGATTTCAGATTGATTAGTAACATCGTATGCACCAGTCATTGAAAGTGATAATCCACTATCAGGATCAGTTACACGAGATTTTACTGTTGCTGAACCCGGAAGTTCTAACTCTGGAACTGCAAGACCTATTGCATCACGGTGGAAAGCATAGTTTTGTCTATAAGTTTCATTAGCTGTTCCCATTACTACGATTGCTGAGTCATTTGCAACTGGAGCAGAAACATTTTGATATGCTGCAAGAGAAATTGAAGCACCTTCGCCATCTACACCTGTTAAAGTACCATCATTGATTGAAGGACTAATTGGAATTGTAGCCGGACCTGTTGTTGCGCCACTATCTACATCTGCTGTTACAACGAAATGCTGTAAACGACCAGTAGAAGAATAATTTTGAGGGTTAATCTCATATACACCTGCAAAAGTGATTATATCACCTTTTAAAAGAATACCAGTTGTATCATTATCCCAACCATTTGTAAGAATTGAAGCACCTGTTTGAGCAGTAACTCCATCAGAAAGTGGAGTACCACCATGATCACCTACTGTGTGATTGAATACATTTTGAGTTTCAAACATATCATAACCTGCAAGTGGACCCATATAACCTTTTTGAATAGCATCTTTTACCATTCCTTCGTTATATTTACCTGCGATTTGATCGCTGATTTCTGCTGCATCAAGTAAGTTACAAACTACTCTACGATTTCCATCATCAGGAACAGATACATTTGATTGATAAGCTTTAGCATAAAGATAATCTTTAACAACATTTGCTGTACCCGGTGTTCCTGAACTAAAGAAAGCTGATTTTAACTCAGCAGCGATAGAACGATCAACCACATTAGCAAGTTGAACAATACCTGATTTTAAATATCTTTCAGAAAATGCTTCAAGTGATAGAGTTCTATCTCTTACCGTAACTTCTAAACCAAAATGCTCTTGGTTATCAATAGCGAATGGTACTGTTTGATCTACCATTGGTTGCTTAGTTAGTGTACGACCACTAGCTGTTTTAGTTCTGAATGGTTTTTTAAGTGAAATTGTATCACCAACTTTTGCGAATGTACTTTCCATGTTACGATAAACAAGTGGAGCAAGTACAAGATTGTTTTTTAATAGGCGTAGAGCCTCTTTTGCGATAACATCATCTGTTAATAATAAGTTACCGTCTCCATTTACTTGACCCATTTCTATGTCCTTTTATTTATTACCAAAACTTCTTACCGGCGACTTTTGTATTTTGAGTCTTTTCAAACTCTTTAAAACTCATTTCGTTGATAGGTTTTTGATATTCTTCTCCACTTCCAACTGGTTCAATCGGTTCAGGAGCATTAGTTGTTTTTTGTATCGGCTTCTTTTTCAAGAGCATCGACTTATTTACAACACTAATTATTTGTTTTGCTGAACTCATCTTAGAGATTTTCTCAGCTTCTTTCGTGTTACTAGCATAGTAATATGCCAATTCTGTTGAGTTTTCAAGCTCATTAAATGCCATCACCATATGTTGAGTGATTTTCAAGTCGGGATTTTGTATTTTTTCATCAAAATCATCGTACTTATCAGCACCATCATCAAATTTAACTTGCAATTCTTCCATCGCCTTCACATACTCTTTATTTGGTTGAGGCTGTTTAGTCTCTTTTTTTGGAGAGTCTTTAGCTTCTACCGCCTTTTCGTATTCTTCGAATGTTTCAAAATCTGCTGGATCAATCTCACCGTCTGTTTTGTTTGCACTTTTAGCTGCTAACTTCGCTTCAAGTTCTGCAACTTTTTCATTGGCTTGGTTTCTCTCTGCTGATAGTGTCTCAATTCTCCGTTGTGTTCGGTTTTTCTTAGGTTTTTGCTTCGTTTCTTTTGACCCTTCTTCTGCATTTGGCTCGTCCTTAGACTCTGCATCATCTTCATCAGCGGTTGCAACTGCTTCTGGTTCAGGTGTCTCATCTTTAGGCTCATCTACTACTGGTGCATCAGTTGTGGCAACTAAAAAGTTGTCGGTTTCTTCGACTTTTGTTTGTTCTTCTGGCATTATCGTTCCTCTTTTTGTTCTCTGAGATTACCTCAGATAGAGTCGGTTTATGAATGTCTAGCATCCATTGCAACAATTATACCACAAAATTAAAAAAAAGTTACTCACATCTTATTCACAACGAGAAAAGCTTGAAAAAATTACATAATCTGACTTTATTTATCGTGTTCATTGGTTTGACTTATTCACATCTTGCTTTTTTTATGTGAATAACTATGTGAATAACTTTATGTTTTTAGAGTTGTTCACATCTATTCACATTGACAAGTTTTCAAAAAGGTGTATAATTATATCTATGAACGAACACTCTTTTTTCTTTTGCATTTCTTTTTTCTTTCAGATTAGATACTGACCTAGTAATATCATTTAAAGTAAAGTAAGGATTATGCCCTCTGAGGTGAGGGACTTTATTTTATTGTTGTGTGAGAGATAGTTCCGCAATAGCATCTGCTACAATATCTTTTATAGCTTCTTCATCAATACCTTTTCCTTCACCTTTAACGCTTTGTTGAGCATTTAACTGAACAGTACTTAATTTAATCTTCTCTATCTCCAACTGTATTTGCTCTTGTTGAAGTTGAAAGTTAAGTTTATCTTTCTCTATTTGCTGTTTAACTGTTAATTGTTGCATTGTGAACTCTTGTTCTTGCTGTTTCGCTTGCATTTCTGCTTGTGCTTCTAATTGTTCTGGTGTAGGTTGTGGCTCTGGTTGGTCTGCTTGCAACTCTTCTTGTTCTTCCTGAGATAACATTTGAGGTGGTAAAGTCTTTTTAAGTCTCTTTGTAAGCTCTTGGCTGTTTGGAAAGTCCATATTTTGAGCAATTAAGTCTGGTGCAATTTGTGCTGCTTGTGGTACTGCTTTTGAGAATTCAAGCATATTTTGTGCAGCTTCCATTCGTTTGGTTGCGAAACTTGCGCCAACTTCTGTGACTACATCGTATTTTCCCATACCAAGATCATGCACTATCACTTCTTCACCTGATTGCTCATCTGTGATTGTTTTGTTAATTTCCACAAAATCACCACTTCCATCTGGAAATTTAAGTCTGATGAGTCTATTGCTATCATAAACTTTTGGAATTGCCATTAACAGAAGTTCTCCGATTGAGCGTAAAGCCATTGCATGATTATCAATGAATTCATAAGTTCCTGTATCACTTCCCTCTTTACGAGCTTGGATTGCTACACCTGATGTTTCATTACTTCTGTTTCCGAGTCCTGCGTCATAAATACCGATTGTTCCTTGCATTTCTCCGGTCATACTTACTGCCATTTGTAACTCAGCACTTGGCATTGGTGGTGGTGCATCACGAAAAGGTTTGTCTCCTCCCGGAAGTGGTGTATATGGTAAAACGCTGTAGTTTTTAGTGTTTGCTGTCTTCCATATCGCACCATAAGCTTCAATAGATTTAGCAGGAGCTACCCAAGGTGCTTTAGGAGCAAGTGCAACTCTCTCTGTTGCTGCGCTTTGCCAATAATTCAACATTCTCTGTGCATCTTTTGAGTCTGCGATTAAACCTTTGAAAAATCTCTTACCTTTTAGATTTAATTCTCTTCCTAATACTGGGACTACTGGAACTCTATTACCTACCCATTCTTTAGAGTCTAAAATATCCCATGCTGTTATCTTATCCCACTTGATTTTAAATGTCTTGACTTTTCTGCTTCTTTGTATTCTGATACCTTGCTCTGAAAGTTCATCTAAAACATCTTCTACCTCATCTTCCCAGTAAACCTCATTATTAGTCATTAATAGTAAACTTCTTACTGTTGGCACTCTTGTATAGTATTCAGATATTCTAATTGATTTATCTTCCTGCCAATCTGTATAAGTATCATCAATCGGTGCATCAAAGTCACCTGTTTGTTTCCCCGGATACCTTTTTTCAAATTCAACTTTAGACATTTTATCATTGATAAAGCAGTAGTTCATATCACTATAATCTGGCTCTGTTGCATCTGGATCCATCATAACGCTCCATCTATTACGAATAGATTTCACTTTCAAGTCTTGGTCGAAACTATCATCTTGTGAATAGTCTGTTAAAACTCTTAAAAAACCAAAACCTCCTTCAACTCCATGTTTAAATGCTACTGAGTAGTGGTCTGGTGCGTTAGATATTGACTCAATGTTGCGGATTATCGCCTCATATACCTCTGATGTTGAATAATCTTTAGTTCCTGCTTGATTGCTGAGTTTTAAATCACTTACATTTGCTGAGGTTGGTGCTACTTTGATTGAGATTTTGTTTCTGCGTTGATCTCCGATAACTTTAGAGATAAATTGCTGAGTCTTATTGATGGTTAGAGTTGGTCTTCCTTCATCTTTTCTCTCTTTCTTAGTTTTAGCATCCCATTGATTACCTGCAATGAATTTTACATCACTTTCAGCTTTCTGATAATTCTCTCTCCAATAGTCTGAGGCTTTTTTAGCTCTTTCTCTTGCAAGCTTTAAAAAACCATCTTTGCCTTTTTCTTGAAGGTCTATCGCTTCATCTTTTATTATATCTACACCCATTTAGAACTCTCCTATTTGATTTGAAAAACTATCACTTGCTTCTCTTGGTCTTATTTGTGAAAAGAAGTGCATCGCTACTGAGTCGCTTTTATCTGGTGAGCGTCCAAGTAGTTCTTTTATTTCTTCTTTTGGCTGGATCATAATTTTGCCATTCACTTTATTGTAAACATATCTAATAGCTAATAACTCATCTTTTAACTCTTTGTCGTTTGGTATTTTACCACCTTTTAGAACAAAAGCCCTAAGATTAAAGTACATTTCTGCTCTTTTATTATAATATTTGTTGATTTCATCAGCTTTCATTGAAGCGTTAGAGTCTATTGTATTGTAACCTTTTTCTTCTAATCTATCCATCACACCAGCACCAACACCGATTGTATCAACAAATACTGCATCAGGATAATCTCTCTCCTGTTCTATCTCATTACTAATAGCATTTGCATATTCCATTGTGCTGTATTGAGCATACTCGTTGAGCCAATAGATGTGATAGCCTTTTCTTTTAGATAAAACCCCTTTATCTTTACCATATCGTGCTACATCTGCTGAATATGTAAAAACTCCGGTTAAATCTACACCTTCTGTATCTTCATTCATGGCATTTTCTATATCTGTGTATGCAAAAAGTGAGCGTTCATCCCCTTCTTGTGGATGCCCTAAGTATAAATGTTTATATTCTTCTTCATCTTCAAGCTTCTGCTCTTGGATTACCTGGTGCATTACTCTTGATAAAAAAGGATTTTCTGTGTAGTTGATTTGTCTAACAATAGAGTTTTGAGGTGGTTTTTCTACAAAGCGGTTAAATACAAAGTCTGTTCTATTTTTAGGATTAAATATTATCCAAAATTCACTATCTTCTTTTCTTATTGTTGGATTTATAACCTTCCATTGTTCAGATGTAAGATTATGAGCTTCTTCTATCCAACAAACATCTACACCCTCAGTTGATTTAATTTCGTCAATGTTTCTTGCTATACCAAAGAACAAGAAAGATGATCCTGTTTCTTTATGGACGATAGAGTGCTGAGTAATATCAAATTGAGTTTGCATTTCGTATCTGTAAATCTGTTCTTTGATTAGAGTATATACTGAGTCTTTAATATTGTTTTGGAATTGTCTAATACATAAGAATTTTAATGAGAAATTTGCTGAGAGTCTAACTGCGTTTGCTGCTGCATCCCAACTCTTAGAGGACGCTCTACCACCATGTAATACTTTATATCTTGCTCGTTGCTTCCAAAAATCCCTGAGTGCAGGGTTCATTGTTGGTTTAGCCACCCTCTACCTCATTGTAAAAGTCGTTGAGTCCTTTTTTGACTACTATTTCGCCCTCCATTTTAACTTTCTCAATGTAAATGCCATCCATTTTATTTAATAGGTCTATCGCTCCCCTGCTGTCCTGAGGGCTTCCGTTAATTGCTATATTTGCTAATATGTTTTTTCTCTTCTCTATATCTAATGCAAAATTCCCTATCAATTCCGCCTGTATAGAATTTATCCTCGCCTGCACCTTTGGGTTTGTATAAACTTTGTGTGCTGAGTTCCAAATAGTTTCAGGCTTTGTGTCTTCGCCTACTTCATAGACACTCTTATAAGCATCTGTTGAGTTTCCACCATTCCCTACCCATTTGATTGCGAATTGTTCTTGTTTCGGTGTTATTTTTTGTCTGCTTGCCATCGTTTATACCCCCACATATAATGTTCTTGTTTCTGCTGATACTCTTCCTAGCCACATATAGCATCCTTTGTATCTCTCAATCTCTTTAAAATAATATTCTCTTGTGTCTTTGCTAAAGCTTATAGATTTAATTAAAAGAGACATCATTGTGTTTAGTAGCATATCTCCGCTTATATAGGCAGTTTCTTTGCTTCTGTCTACAAACCTCAAGTCTGATTTAACAAGCATTCCTAATAAACTCTTAATGTCTTTGATTGCTTTTGATTGAGGAGAGATTGTTCTGGGAGAGGTAATTGTTCCTTTTTTAAATACGTTTGTAAGATTTTCTATTCCATGTAGCCCTATAAATGCTTCTTCGTGGTCAAGAGCATCCTGTTCGTCCGCAAATCTTCCTAGTACTTGCTCAACTACTGTGTTTCCTGATTTATATATCTCTTTTATTTTATGATGCTTTTCGGTATTTGATATATTCTTGCTCCCTGATAAGCTTTGCCTTACGTGTGCGTGAACTCTATTTCCTGTTCCTTTTCCAACATAGAAAGCTTTCATGTTTCTGCTATCTAGTAGTTGATACGTATAATATTGTTTTGCGGTTAGTTTTTTACCCATGAGTTCCGTCCCATTAATCGAATTTTGTATGTGCCATTATAACACATTGTTTTACTATAGGGTCTTTTGGCATTTGTAGCCCTATTTTACGAGGTTTCATTTTTCACCTTTTCTATTAAACTGTCTTCACTTTCCATTGATTAATCCTTATAGTATAGCAAAGCCTATAATCTGAACTATTATCCCTATTATAAAATAATATCTTAGTTTAAATCTCGGCATTTCTTTTTCTGTAATTGGTGTACCACTTAACGCTGTAGTCACTACTGAAACTGCTGGATACATAATTGCTAGTCCTAATAAAATAAAAAATAGTGAAATTGGATGATATATCATCTTAATCCTCCTCATCTATTTTAAATATAACTCTAATTAAACGTTCACTTGCATCTACCGACATTTGTTTATCTTGAACATCTTGCAATATTTCTTTTAGTGTTAATTGTTTAGGTTTGATTGGTGTTAAACAAAGGTTAGAGTTCTTGTTTACTTCAACATAACCAGTATTCTTATTCCACCATATTGCTATATCTCCTCTGCCATCATGGAAGCATACTAATCCTATAATATCATCACCTTTAACTTTTATCAGTTCACATTCAAACTTAGGTTTTTCAAACTCATAAACAGTTCCATCATCTGATTTTATTGAGATAGTTTCTAACTCAGTGCTACACATAGAAGAAATCCTACTAACATACTCACCATCATAAATAATATCATCATCCTCTTTTTCTCCCTTTGAATTAGCTTGTATATACTCTTTCATGTTTATTATTTGTTTGTCGTTTGAATAGTCTTCTGGTTCATCCCAACTTAATTGACCTTTGTTAATATAAGTTGAAGATAGTCCATAGCGACAACCATCATCAGCTACAAAAGCTTTATATTTATCTGCTATATTCAAAACTTCTTCTATAATCTTTTCGTGATAGTCTTCATCGTCACCTTTGATATAAACTGTTTTCCCTACTGTTATATCTTCTTGATTAGCTTTTATGTAGCCGTTGTTGAAGTTTGGTTTTGTTTCTTCACTAAATGATACAATATCCTCATCATTCACTTCTGCAATTAGTCCTCTTTTTTTCTCATTCATAACGCTATCCTTTTTTTGATCTCATAAAAATACTCCTTGAGTACTTTTTTGAAGCCATTACCATAAAATTATATGCAACTGTATAAACTACGATTAGACTCACTATTGCTATTACTAAAGCTTTTCCTAGTGAGTCTAAATATCTCAATTTATTCTGACTCTTTGAAGTCTGAACAACTAAAAGTATCTTCTATTGGTGGATACCCTCTACTTTTTCTGAAATTGTCGTATGCTTTGAAAATACCACAAATCATGTTTCCATTTTTTTGAAGACTACACAAAGAACATGCTTTCATTTCTCCTTCATCTTTGTCCTCTACCATGAAAGGCTCAAAAACCTCAACTTCTTCGTTCTCGCAACCCTCTAAAAGATTTTCATCTTCGTTTTCATTTTCTTGCATCTACACTTCTCCTTTTGTTTTGGTGTATTCGGAATTATTATTATAGCTTATCTCTAAACACTCTTTCCGTGTTTTGTTTACTGCATCATATCCCTGAGTATGAATTGCTCTGTGACAGCTAGTACAGATATTTATCAGAGTCGTATCGTCTTTAACTCCTAGCCCTTGCTCCACATGATGAGGATAATCTAAAGAATGTGAAACTTCACATACTTGGCATACCTCTTTATCTAAAAGAAATTTCACCCTTTTTTGAAGTTCTGTTTTATCAAAGCGTTTTGGTACATCTTCTCTTAGTCTGGCTTTTTTCTTATAAACTTTACTTAGCATTTAAAACCCTTATTTGACTTACATCAATTTTTATATTAAATTCAGCTACAGCCATGATTGAAGCTATTGAAATTACTGCAACAAAAGTTAATAAAAATTTAGTATCCATTATTATTTGCTCACTATATCAATAACAGCAGTCATTAGCTCGTCTTTGTCTTGTTCGACTATTGTTCTGAGCCTTTTGATTTCCGCTTGTTGTATATCGACTAAGATCATTAGTTTTTCTGTGAGCTTGCTGTTAAATAACATCAGTTCTATTTGTTTGTCTATTCGCTTATTTGCATCTTTTAGTTCTTTAGTCATTTCGCTATCCCTTTTAATGCTTCCATTTTATCAACATACTCATTGATTTTTTGCTCGTACATTTCATTTTTTGTCTGAGCTTCTTGAAGTTCTTTTCTCATTCTTTTGTTTCGCTCAATCACTATCATTGATGCGTTGAAGTCAAAACCATTTTTTAAGAATATGTATCCAATTTGAAGTGCTTTAAAGCGGTTTTGCAGTTTTCTGTCTCCGCTTTCTTCCCATCCTGTGAAGATTTGCACATTAAACTTTTTTCCGCCATATTTAAAAGCTTTAGCGATGGCAGTTTTAGTTGGTTTCTTAAAATACATTTCTATCCTTTTGATATGTATTATATCAGATTATCTAATCTTTTGCAAGCTTTTTAGCTTTTTTCTTTTGGTGTTCCAGCTTGTGATGCTTCTCACAAAGTGTCTTTAAGCATCTTAAATCTTTTGTCTCGTTAAACACATATCGGTAGTGAACATGATGCACTTGTAAGTAAGTTTTCGCACTACATCTGAAAAACATCAAAACTCTATAAGTACAACGATGTTTATCTCTTTTTAAAACTCTGGCTCTTATCGCCTGCCATTTTCGAGAGTTTAGATAAGCTCTATATTTATCCCACCATTGAACATTTGTTAGTTTCTTTTTTTTAAATAGTTTTTTTAACCACTTAATCACTTACTTCACTTATTGTATAGTCAAAAGAATGTCTTGATAATTCTTGGTTTGGAAAAACTATTCTTTTTCTATAGCAAACTACTTCTTCGCCCTCAATAACAAAAATCTTACTATCTATTAACTTCATAATCTTGTTATTATTATTTACCAACATTTGCACCACTTCTAATTTTGAAAATTCTTTTTCCATTTTTTTATCCTTATAAATTATCTCTACAATAAACACTAAAGCGAATATCACTATCATACTTCTCTGTGATTATGTAAAACTTTTTTCTTAGTTCCAAAAGTTCTTTGTTTAACTCTTGTTCTAACTCAGCTTCCATTGTCTCTAAATCTTGTGAGGCTTTGTCTTGTTTGGCTTGCTCTATGAATAAGTCAGCTTCGTATGGCTCAGTCATTTTTGAGCCTTCAAAGCATTTTCAATCAGCTTGTTAATAACTCTTAGATTTTTTATATGTTGCTTTTCTACATCCTTGACTTCTTGTTTGTCTGGCTTTTTGATTGCTCTTTCCATCTTGCTATCCTTTTTAGTATTTGTTAAATACTTACTACAACCCCACTAAAGGAGCTGTATAAACATTTACCCAGACCTAGACCTAGACCTAGACCAAGACCTAGACCCAGACCAAGACCTAGACCCAAACCAAGACCTAGACCCAGACCAAGACCTAGACCCAGACCAAGACCAAGACCAAGACCTAGACCAAGACCCAGACCAAGACCCAGACCAAGACCTAGACCTAGACCCATCTAAAAAAGATTTCATTACTTTCTCGTTTTTGGAAGCTCATGCACCCAAGGGATACAATCAGTCATATTAGATTTAAGAACTTTTACGCCATCCCCTAAAATCTCAACTTCACTAAGATTTCCCTCTTTAATACATTTTGTGAATTCACCACTATCTGCAACCCAAGAACAACCGTTTAGCACGATATGGTCTACATTGTCTTCCACGACCTCACCGATATAATGATAAGTCAATGTTCTTGTAAAAACTTTATCGCCTTTATTTACCAATGGCTTTGCACAACTTGTATTTTGACCGCCAAATAATTCTGCTAACTTTTTAGCCTCTCCGATTGTTAAATCATCTAAATTCATTTCTTTTTCCTTTTTTGATATTCCAAATTATTACACACAAAAACTTAAAAACATCTGAATTTGCACCATTTTATTATACTTTCTTTAGATTATCTGATATTTCCTCAACCATTACAACTATTTCACTTTCTTCTTGATTGATGTGTTTTGCTATCTGAAAAAACTTTACTTGCTTATCGTCTTTATACATCACACCTTGAAGTGCATCTGCTAAAAGTTTAATCGGTGCATCGAAATCTGGTTCTTTATTTCCTTTTTTGATACAGAAGTCTACAATCATTTTAATATCACCTTCTGGAATTATTTTACACTTTTGTCTGATTGCTTCCATGCGTATAAGATCAACAAACTTTTTTGCATCAGGATTTTTTCTAATACTTGGCTTGTTGTTTCTGCATACGGGCAAATATAGACGATTTAAAAGAGTTGGCAGCATCTTTACAACTACAAAACTTTGTCTTTTGTCTTTTTTCAAAATAAAGTCCTTTTTAAAATTGCTTCTTTATTACTTATTAAAACTTCATAGCAAAGCTCACTAGGAATTTTACTTCTCTCATAAGAACCTTTTTTGCCTTGCGTTCCTGTTCTGCTACCTCTTGGTGCTGCTTCATGGTGACAATGTTTCACCCCATCCCTTAAGTTATGGCACTCTTTTTTAGGTTTCCAGAGTTTATTGTTAGTCCAAATATCTGTAGGTTTTGCTCTATCGTCTCCATACTGGCAATACCAAACAGTATGACGAATAGGTAAGTCTTGCATCCATGGCATTTTTCTTAATCCGCCTCTTGGATTTTCAATATAATAAACCATGAAAGGATTAATTTCTAACCATTTCTCTATCAAAGACAACCAGTGCTGATTTACAATATCGCATTTTTTAGCATATTCTGTTTTTCCACTTCTATCTTCTTTATTTCTATGAGTGCTTATTGCAGCGATAGAGTAAGTTGTGCAATCTGGTGAAGCCCATATTACATCTGGAACAAATGGAACATCTTCAATCTTTAAATCTCCAATGTCTATTGATAAATCAATTCCTTCAAAGTCTTGCCAATCTACACTAAAAACTTCATGTCCTAAATCTTCGGCAGCGTTTCCAATCGATCTACTTCCTGCAAATAATTCCAATACTTTCATCCCACACCTCACATAAAATTAGCAATAAGTAAAATAACACCTATAATCGCTATCAGTACTGTTAAATTCTCTAACTTGCTCAAGACTTTGTTTAAAGTGGTATCTTGGCTAATAAGTAGCTCATTATGAGTTTTAAGAGTATGTATGAAGTCTTGGAATAGTTCTTTATCTGTTTTATTCATAATAAATCGTTTTTATCGCCATAACTTAAATCACTCATTATCGCTAAAGCTGACTCTCTGCTTGTTATTTCAGTTAAAACCGCAAACTGTAAATCTATAGACTTGTTAAGTATTTTTCGCTCAATCTCTGTTAATCCGCTTTTGTCTGCGTTGTTGTTGAAATTAATCAACTCGTTTTTATCCATGTTAGAGATTTTTGCTATTGTGTTTGTTATGTTCATTTTGCTATCCTTTTTTATGTTTCATGTGAGACAAAGCTGTTTTGACTTTGTTGTTTTCGATTGCACCTGCATAAGTGCCTGAATAATTAACTGCGTTTTTAAAAGCTTTTAACTGCTCTAATCCTGTTTGATAAGTATAGATATTACTTATTAGCTGTTTGAGGTCATTATGTGGCTTAACTTGATTTAAAATCGCTATATCATCATCATTAACCTGCGGAAATTTTACCAGCTTCAATAAATCTTCAAATTGTGTTCCCATTCTTTTAGCATCTGCATAGACTTGATTATTCATTGAGTGGACTAATTCTATTAGTTCTTTTGCTTTTTGTTCTACCTCATCAACCTTTTCAGTCACAATTTTTTTAACATTAGACAAAGATAAAATTTCAGCAGGTTTTGGAAATGTTGCAAAAACTCTCTCTTGCAATAATCTTTTAATCGCTTGTTTAAAATCTTCATCTTGCATATCTTTTAAAATTGCATAGTATATATTTTGAAGTGTCTTTGTTAGACTTTTATCATATACTTCACATAACCCTGCCATATTTTGAACAAATATTGTTTTATCTAACATTAACAATCTCCACCGATAAATTTTGTATCTAAAAAATCATTTTCTTCTAACCAACTATTAGCAACATTAACATTATTATCTGTTCGGCTTCTTTTTTGTTTAGGCTCAAACAATCCTTTGTACTCGTTCATTATGCTTTTATCGACCATTTCTTGCTGAGTTTGATAGTCGTGTCTATTTAACATATTAAGAGTCTTTGTAATAGCTCCCTTGTTTTTATACTTCTTGTAAAACATCCACTCATCAAAAGCTTCTTGATTTATATTTGTGTATTCATTTGGCACTTGAACAGTTAAAGCTTTTTGTTTTGGTTGTTCGACAAGAGTTCTATCTGTTATTTCAATAACTTCAAAATCTCCACCGCCTCCACAATCACAATGATTTTGACTTTCATTAAAAGAACAACCGCAATAGTTATCTTGCATATATGACTCAAGGTGTAGCTCAAGTATTGCATAAATGCTATTATCATCTTCAACTTCTTCTAAAGGAACTCTGCAAGTAATTATTTGTAACGTGTCTCCCTCGGCTTCAATACTAGCCTTGAAAGTATAATCAATTTTCATTTCTCACTCCTAATCATTCTCTGAATAGTTTTGTAACAAAGGGGCTTATCTTTATAAGATGTTTTGCACTTAGTAGGCTGTTTGTTTTTTAGGTATGCTTGGATAAAGTCGTTAGGATTAGGCATTTTTTAACCTTTCGAGATTAGCCTCTAGTCGCTCTATTTCTTTTTCATTATTTTCTTTTTGTCTGTTCTTCATAATATTATCAAAGTTAGTAACTTTTTCATTAACAATATTATACATCTTACAAGTTGCCACATCGTAAGAATTTACATTGATGTTAGTTCCAAGATAATCTTTATAAGCAGAAATAGCATCCTTTAAAGTTTCAAAGCCTTGTATGAAGTTAGCACCACCACTTCCATCTGAGTAACGATAGACCTCCATCCCAATTTTAAATTTGCCTGTATATCTTTTAGTATCTTTATCTTCAATTAGTATACACTTAAAACCAACAGCTTTTTCTTTAGTATCTCTCCCATCTTTGTATAATAGCATTTCGTCTTTGCTTACTATTTTTAATTGATTTATACCACTATTAGATAAGAAATATTTATAGTCATTATTTACAAACTTATAAAATTCTATCATACCATCAAATTTAGTAAGTTTACTTTTTATTTCTTTTAGTTGATTTTCTAATTCTTTTTTTTCATTTCGAATTACTATGTTTGCTTCTTTTACCTTTTCATTTTTTATGTTTGTTATTTCTGAAAGCATTTTTTCTTTTTCTAAGATAATAGAAGAAGATGTTATTTTCTCTTTTGTTATGTGCTTATTATCAACTATTAACTTTCTCGATATTGGCTCTTCATATATACCAAATTCTTCTTGATAACTTTCTGTACCAGTATCAATTTCAATAACACTTTCATATTCATTTATTTTTGATATGACTTCACACTCAATATTATTATAATACATCTTATATATCCTTGGATAATTGTGAGTTGCTTGAATGCATACTTATAGCCTTGAGAGACATATAAGTATATAAATAATCCCCGTTTAACCGTTGAGAGCCATTTACAATAAGAGGGTGAACAACCCTTGCTTATCATTCTTACTAGTCCCGTCCTGCTCGGCTAGATTACCCCTTATCAACAACTGAATGTCTGACTTAGTAGGTGAAGAATGTCTTATATTGATACCGTAGTACCAAAAGGAACGCTAATTGTTCTTTTGAATTTATATCGCTTTTTCAAGCTCCATAACCACCGTAGTGCATACATTCGTTAAAGCTGTATGATACTTGTATGTATAAAAGTAACATGGTAAAATTGAAGTTGATATTTATTTGAAGAATTATTGAAGCACCCTACCAAGACACTAGAATAATTCTCGTTTAGACCCACTCAATAAAGAGTGAGCTAATTTAGTTAGCGTCTTTGGTAGGGCTAAACGAAAATATTAACAAAACTAATTTTAAGAACGCATCTATAAACCCATAAGTAATGAGCTTAACTGATATGTCGTATTATATCATAAAGAATATTAAAACACAAATCCAAGCAAGCGATTGTGAAAACTTGCTTGAACTATTAGCTATGCTCGTTAATCTTGACACCCTGAAAGTTCGAGGAAGAAAATCTTTCAAGAGTGGTATTGTATCATAAATTCTTATATCTATGACTTAGTCTGCGTTTCTTCTTTTTCTCAAGATATACTTTCAATCTTCTCTCAGTCTCTATTTGAACAAGAGCATGACCTCTTAACTTTTCGCCTTGCATTGTTTTGAATACTTTTTGAAATGCACTATCTCTCATTAATCTCTTTTCTGCTATAATACATTTCAGCCTTTCGTTTGCTATCCTATTCGGAAGGTTTTTCATATCTAGGTGCTGTAGTCCTTTTTTAGCATAATACAGCACCTACCTCTTATTTTCTGAACCTTATCAAAAAAATCTTTTTCGTTGCTCCACCACACAAAGTACATTTATAGATATTGCTCATAAATTGCACTTGGCATGTAGGGCATTTTCTGCGTTTGTTTATCATTGCTGAGGTAAAACATTTCCATTTGCATCTGTAACTTGACCTTGAGCGTTTTTATACTCTTGTTGAGGTGCTTGATATGATTGGTTTTGATTGTATCCCTGTGGATGCGTTTGGTTCTGGTTTTGGTTTTGATTGTTATTTTGTTTTTCTTCTCTATCGAAACAACTAAAAGAACCGTCCCAATCTCCAACTGGTGTTGCATTTATATCACCAAAAACTTTTCCATCATCAGTAATCACAATATTGCCAATATTTATCCATTTCGTCTTGTCTGCACCATGTTTGTCTTTATACATCATTGGTACACTTATATTCATTTTTCTCATTGTTCTATCCTTATAAAAATTTAATTATCTCATTGACTGCATCATCACCAACAAGTGTGATACATTCGTCAAGAGCTACATTATAAAAGCTTTCAAACTCTAAATTATCCATTGAGTGAAAACTAATTGACTTTGTTTTTAAAAACGGTTCTCCTTCTAGTGGGATTATTGTCTCATAGTACCCTGCTTTGAACTTTACAACTTCATGTAAATTATCCGCTGTTTTGTAATGATCTTGATTTATCACTACTGCATTAAGTAAAGCCCAATACTTTTTGTGAAGCTTCATATTTCTACGAGGTTTAAACTCGACAAAAATATCTGCACCTTCTCTAATCTTATTAAAAGCTTTTACGCTTTCCTCATCACAAGGGATAAAACCCTGAGAAGTTTTTTTAAGATTGAGAAGCATTTTTCATCTTGTTTAGTTTAGAAAGAAGCATGGCTTTAGCTTTTTCAAATTCTTTAATTGGAAGTTCAGATAAATTATCAATCACGAAACTTTCATTAAACTTTAATAAATCTGTCTTGCTGTCTTGAATAAGTTTTGCTAACTCTGCTCTTTGATTTTCATCAATTAAAGTAAACTCTCCCCACATTTCATTTACATAGTTTGCATCATCGAATAAACCTAAGAAAATATCACTATTAAAACCTAACAATGATAAACATTTTGACTTAAAGCTTGTAAGAAGTTTTTTCTCAATATCTATGTCTATAATCTCTTTACCTTTTGCAGATACATAAAAGCTCTTATCACTTACACGATAAGGAAATACGCCTTCTGGATACCAAAAAGCACCCTCTAATGTCATAATCTCAGTAGTTCCATAAAGTCTAGTAGAAAATGAAATGTCTTTAATGCCCCATGCTTTACCATAAAGACCCCATTTATCAGTAGCAGTTTCAGTTTGATGTTGAGGATCAATAGTAGTTATTTTTCTTCCGCCTACCTGTTGATTTTTAACATACTTTGGATTTGTTTTTGCTACACTTTGATAAAATTCATAATCTTTCATTTTGTTACCTCACACTTAAAGATTTATTTGTTACTATTTTTGCACCAGCGACTTGATTGAATTCAGATAGAGCTTCTTTGATTTTTTTCTTATCTGGTTTAATCGTTTCTACTACATTTAAAAACTCTGCGGGAATAAGACTTTCATCTATTCTCTCTACTGATTGTAAAGTTCTATAGCTAAATGTAAATTTATTAGTTTTAAGCTTCTCGCCTTTCAATAGGTACTCTAACAACTGTTTAAGACTTTCTTGCTTTCTACCCATCATAGCTTTACGCTCTTGAAGTCTTTTAATCTCTGATTGTAGATTAGTTTCAGCATCTTTAAACTCTTTGATAATATAAGCAATTCCATCTGCTTTTTCATCTTTTAATAGATTGATTTCATCTGCTAATGCTTTTAGCACCGCTGAATTATCTGTAACCTCACCAGTTTCTAGATTTACATCAAAAGTATCTTTTTCAATTAGTTCTTGTAGTTCTAATAATTCTTTTGCTATTTCATATGTTTTCATCTGTTCTCATCCTTTTTAAATCTTCTTCTTTTGCTGCAAAAAACCCTTCAAGAAAAGCAAAGTTTGCACATTCTTTCAAATACATTTCATCAGTTTGTGCGATTGATTTCTCACGCTTTGTTCCTTCTTCTTCAAACCATTTTTCAAATAATTCGTTTGGACTTATGTGCATAATTGCATCCCCACTTACGCTTTTTGTTCTCTGTATATTCCACAACTGCGATTAGTGCTGATAGAAAACCGATTATAATTAGCATTACTAACATATTAAACCTTTTTATCGGATTTACATTGTGCGAGACATAGTCTAATGTATTCTTTCATACTTAAACCTGCTTGTGTTGCTTGGAGTTTTGCTTGTTTGTGGATTTCTTCGTCCACTATGATGTGTTTTTCTTTCATATCTGCTATCCTTTTTTTTGATATAAAGAATTGTAACATTATGAAACTAAGGTAAAGCTTAAGAACCTAATGAATTTGAAAGATTATCTGATATTTCTTCTGTTTTTCTTCTGTTTAGTTCTTCCATCTATAGAACCAATAGCAAATATGTGTAATTCTCTCTCTGTAACATGGGGGTTCTTTTCTTTGAATTCTAGGATAGAGTCTATAATGTGTTGAAAACTCCTTTTAACATCTGCGTTCTTAAGGCTTTCATATTTTCTAGGAGTTTCTGCTATCAAATTTTTATCCGTTTCGCATTAGTCTCATTAATTTTTCTGCTCTACTTGTGGTTTGTAGATACCATCGAGAGTTTTTCATTTCTTTTGAGGCTTCTTCAAAGTCGTGGTTTTCTATTCCATCCCACATTTTTTTGAATTTTATCAATCCATTTACTCCAAGTTGAAAAGCCATATTAAATAAAACTTCTTGTCTGGTTAGTGTTAATGTAAGGACTATTGGTTTTTCTGAAAGAAGATGATTTATCTTCTGGCTCATTCTATGTTCAGCTATCAATTCAGCTTCTTCTTCTGTTAAAGGAAGCTTCGTGCCTATACCTATCGTTGGAATACCTAGCGTGTCATCATATGGCATCCCATTGAAGCCTTCATCAAGTCTGATATGTTTCATTAAATGTTTCATGTGGAACTATCCTTTTATTTGAAATAAACCATAAATAAGCACATAAGGAAGTAGATTAAATATGATTATGTATAGCTTTTGTTTGATGTGAAAGTTTTTAACTGATTGCTGTAGAGATTTATCGCTATCTAAAAAGTGCGTACAATCTTGATTTCTGCATAATGCTCGATAGGTTTCAATGTAGTTCCAACCAATCCATTTTGGATGGTCGGCTTTACTAATCCCCTTGTATTCCACGCTTGGCTGCTACTGGAAGTAATTTTGATTTAGCAAAAGATACATGTGGAACATTCGTAAAAATAGCTGTACCGATTACTGTAGCAACTGCAATGATTAGACCGTTTTTCAGCATAGAGTTTCTATTTTCTTTTGTGTCTTTGCTTTTAGTCATTAATGTAAGCTGATCTTTAACCTCTTGCATTTCTTTATCTCTAATGGCTGTTTTAATCTCATTGAAGCCTATTTGCATATTTTCTTTTAACATTTCTATATCACTTTCCAAGCTATCAAACTTTTTAGCTCCCTTATCAAATTCTTCTTTAACGCTTTTAGTGAACTCATTTTGTTCTTTGACTTCAAAATCAACTGTATCTTGTAGTTTTTCCACCACTTCAACAATCTTTTTTTGACCGTTTTTTAAATTTGATACTTCATCCTCTAAGCCTTTGATAACATCTAACTCTTTGATTTGATTATTTTGAACTGTTTGTTCAGGAGTCATTCTTGTAGCCTTTCGTTGCTTTTTATTATTATATCATTTTTTTTTATAAGAGTTTATAATTCCGCCTGTAAAATACCAAGTAATTATCGCTCCCATTATCCAAAATAAGCCAAACGCTTCTACTAATTTAATATAAGTGTCTAAGGCATCTTTAGTTCCTTGAAAATAAATAAACACTCCTATCCAAAAAGCAAGCACAAAATTGACTGTGAATATTATTGCGATATATCTCTGAGCTAATCGGAAAGGATCAAACAAAGGTAAAAGTTTTAATTTCGTTTCAATCTGCTTTTGAGTAGCTATCGCTTTTTCCTCATTTGTATAAATCGCCATATCTACACCGTTATAAATACCATCTACTGCTTTTTCTGCTACATCGCTTGTAAATAAACCGCTTAAAAATCCCATTATGTGACCTCCTTATATAAGTCTTCTGGACTGTATTTATTGCTTTTTGCTAATTGTAATGCTTCTGCACACCATTCGCTACAAAACCACTTTTTTCTACTATGTATATTTAAGGGGAATAGCTGACTTAAAAATATCCCCCACCAATCATATTTTGCACCTACTGTCTCTTTAAATAACTGTCTAAAATGTTCTTGATCTAAGTCAATTTCTATAAAATCCCAATGACCCTTTTTAGGTTTGATTTCTTTTGCTCTCACTTTTAAATCTCTCGGACTTGTAGAATACCACATATCAGCAATAACTAATTCAACATGACTATAATCGCTACTAGTCCATATTCTGATTGCTTTATCAATCCAATTTCCTTTGCCCTTATAAAACGCTAATTTTGCTTTCATTACAATTTACTACCTGCAATAAACAATCCGTCTAACTGTTCGCTAGTCAATCCAAGAGCAGTTGCCATTGTTATTAAACTAGCCCAATCCCTTTTAACTTCTGTTGCATAGTCCCACTCTATTTTTAACGCTTCATCTGTTCCTGCTGTGATTGCATTTGTTACAGTTGTTAAAAGTCCTGCGTTTAATAGAGCCAATCTTGCTTGTCTCATTGTTATAACTTTTGGAAGTGTTGCAGTATAAATATAACTGTCTACTTGTGCTACGACTTCTTCTGTAGTCATAGGAGTATAAGGTCTTACAAGCTCCGTAACTTCTGGCTGATAAGCAACATCAATTATTTTCATTCCTTCATCATCTAAGTGTGATACTTCCTCAACTGCTTCTTGAATAACTCTTACTTCTTTTATCCACTCATTGAAAGCTACATAGTTCTCATCTTCTGAGTAGTCAATAATCAACATCAATTTATTTGTTGTCTCTTGATATTCCTCAGAGGTTAAAGGAGTATCCCCATCAAAGTGAACTAAATATTCATCAAAAGTTGCTTCAATGCTGAATGGAAACAACCCATCATACTCACCCCTCATAGCCTCTAACCAAGCCGACTTATGTTCTTTGTTGTAATGCTTGGTCAATAGAGCCTTAGCCGAATCTATTTTACCTTTTCCTAAAACTCTAATTATTTGCTTAGTCATTTTTAAATACTCCTGTTCTTTGCATACCAACGTATGTTCTTACACTATTAGCATTATCATCATCAATCACACCATTTGTAAGTTGTTCAAACTCTCCTGTATCACCATAGTCTACATCAAAGATAACTTCTTTACCCATAGGCTGAATACAATACTCATTGTTATCAGGGTCTACAGCTAGTGTTTTGAATACTTTACATGATGGACTGTCTTCTTCGTCTAGGGTTATTGGTGTGTGTTCTGGAGTAGTTTGCAAAGACTCCCAAAATGTAGGGTTCTGAAAACCAGTTCCACTTGCAAGTGGAGTAAATGATATATCTGAGCCATTCCTTTGATAATATTCACCATAGCTTGCATCGTCAAAGCTATCATCTACTACTTTTACAACATCCCCATGTTTTACTATTATATTTACTCCTACTTCTATCTCTCCATCATAACTACCACTATAGAACTCAGCATTCTCCAACACCTTACTCTCCAACCCTCTAACACCATTACCTACAGCTACTTTACCAGTAACACATTTAGTAAGCATTGCACCTTTGTAGATACTATGACTATTAGTAGCTATTGTTTTAGGTTGTACTAGTTTTACTGGCATTGGGTCAGATTGAGAAAAAGGCTCATTCTGAGATGTATAACTGCTTAAAGAAACATCATCAGCTGGTAGGTTTGTGCTTGTAATAATGTTATCTACATTTGTTGCAATATCTGTAGTCCCTGCTCCCCATGTTCCAGCACTATTATCATAAATCAAATCACCGCCTGTTGAAGCTGATAATATTTTAGTAGGCATTAAGAAGTCATCTATAACACCATCAGGTAACATACTTGTACCATCATTAACATTTACAAGTGCAAAATCTATATCAACACTATTGCCACCTGCTAAATATGATAACCAATCGCTAGGTAAATATTGAGGGTCACATACAGCTTTTACTGATAGTGCTGTACCTTGTGTTAGGTTGTGGTTTGCTTTAGTCGTATAATAAATATCTGTATCAACTACAATAGCCATAGAGCTATTTAAAGTCATAACCCAGTTTGTATCATCATCAACATAACTTTCAATTCTTCTAGCTAAACTATTATGATATATAGAACCACCTATAACTGGTTCTGGTTCAGAATTTAATACTGCTACTGTTGTTTGTGTTGCAGAAGCTAATTCTTGGTTTCTTATAAGTGTTTCAACTCCTGTATATTCAGCCATACCTAAATCAATACTCTCAGCTAGTAAATCATGTTCGTTAGCTTGTTGGCTATAAGTTGGTTTGAAGATTAACTGTTCATAGTAAACAATATTTTCTACTTTACCATCTGGTCTACCCGATGTGGTGCTTGAACTTCTATTTGCATGACAATCATAAACAGATGTTACAGTATCAGTAGTTTCATACCAATCTTTGTTATCACTAAACTGTCTACAACCTTGTGCAGAATATATAGGATGATAGGCTAAACCATTAAGAGTTGTTCTAAGTGCTGAGATTGTAACCTCTTGAGTACCATCGTGATATAAGCCATTTCCTAATTTGCTATAATTTGTAGTAGAAGCAATAGTATCGTTTGAAACTCCAGCAGCAAATAAATTAAGCCCTCTGATTGCATCATAACCCGTTGTAGTATCTCTTAGAATATCCTGAGTTGTTACTCTTGTAAGTACTTGGAACTTCTCTGTATCTGTTAATAGGTCATTAGCTGTTGATGATGCTATGTTTTGGTAGATTGTGTTTTTGGCTACTACTGAAACATTATCGAACTCAATTACCGATATAACAGAACCACTTGCTTGTATAGTTATTCCTCCTGTAGTGTTAGTTGCTGTCGCAGTAATTATGTGTGTTCCGACTGTTGTAAAATCATATGGTGTACCATCAAAATTCACCCTCACTATATCTGTACTTGGCACCCCAAAACTAATAGCATCTATTGTTATAGTATATTCTACACCAGTAATTAATCCTAGCGCTGACGATGTTATCTTTCCGGTTCCATTATTTCTATCTATCTTAGCTACTCCTGCTGTTACTGTGAATAACGCAGTTTCGTCACTCTCTGTCCATCCTGTAAAATCAGTATCAAAATCTCCATTAGTAGCCAACTCATTACCAGTAACTATAAAATCCCCTACACCATGGTCTGACTGTGTAGTAGCTCCATTAACTGCAGCATCTAGTAACTCATCTGTACTACCACTTGCGAATGGTGCTAGGTCGAATTCTGCTTGTGGGAGTTCTTTAGCTATATATTTTGTTCCACTTACTCTATTATATGTGTCTGCATCACCTAAAGTTATTGATACATCCGTGGATATAGCTGTGATGATACCTTTTGTTTCAATCTCAGAAGTCTCATAGTTTACAATTTGAACAGCATCATCAACTGAAAACATTGATGTATCATCTGTTTGATATATGCTTGATGAAGCATCTGTAGAAGTCGCTGTATGATTATCTAATTCTGTGTTTCTACTAACCAACCCATCACCAAACCTAGCATCATCACCAAGCTTATCAACGATTACATTTGGTGTATCTGTTTCTAGCCATCTGTCGGCTTTGTCTACTTTTTTGGTGTATCCGTATGCTACAGAGCTTAGTTTTACAATAATGTTTCCATCTGCTAAAGCTGCACTTGCTGCTGCTTCAGCTGCACTTGTTGCTGCTGCACTTGCACTTGTTGTTGCATTAGTCTCTGCAGTTTCAGCATTTGTTTCTGCTGTCTCCGCATTTGTTTCAGCGGTTTCTGCATTTGTCTCTGCTAACTCTGCTGCTGTTTGTGCAGTTTCGGCATTTGTTTCTGCGGTTTCCGCTGCCGTTTGAGCAGTCTCAGCGTTTGTTTCGGCTGTCTCTGCGTTTGCTTGTGCTGTTTCAGCTAATCCTTGAGCGGTTTCGGCATTAGTTTCGGCAGTTTCAGCGTTAGTTTCAGCTGTCTCCGCTGCTGTCTGTGCAGTTTCAGCGTTTGTTTCTGCTGTTTGTGCATTGGTTTCTGCGGTTTCAGCGTTTGTTTCTGATATTGCTGCTTCTGCTGCACTTGCGCTTGCTTCTGCTGCTTTAGTTGTTGCTGTTGCTGCACCTGATGTTGCGGTTTCTTCTGGGTCTTCCCAGGCAGCACCATTGTAAAATCTTGTGTGATTGACAACATCATTAAAATATATTGCTCCTGTAAGAAGAGCATTTCCATCATTATCTAAAGTTGGATCACTAGACTTTGTGCCTAGATACCTATCATCAAAAGTATCATACAAATCTTCAACTGCTGCTCTGTCGCTTGTTGTTGTTGCTGCATCTGCTGCTGTTGAGACTGCATCAGCGTTAGTTGATACTACATCAGCATTAGTAGCATCTACATCTGCACCAGTTAAGACAACATCTGCATTTGTTGTTACCACATCTGCGTTAGTAGTGACTACATCAGCATTTGTTGTTACTACATCGGCTGCTGTTAATGCTGCGTTTGTGTCTGTGTTATCGCTTGAGTCTGAAGCATTTTCTTCGCTTGTTAAACAAGCTTGTTGAATTGCAGTAAAAAAGTCTTGTAATACTGGCTCTGTTATTGTATCAGTTGAAACATCGTAATTATTGAGAGTCCATATTGTAGCATCTAATGAATTTGTTAATTCAATATTTACTGCTCCATCATCTAAAATAATTACTGCTTTTCCTGATGCTGATAATATTACCGGGTGAGCATTTGGAACTGTTTTTTCAAAATCTGACCATGTTGTGATTGGGTCGCCTGTATCTCTATCTGTTACATATACTTTACCGCCTGCTAATTCTTCAAAGTTATTTCCAAAACCTTGAAATACATTTGTGAACTGTTCTGATACCATTTAAAACTCCTCTTCTGTTTGATATTTCCATTTAAAACCGCCTGCGGATTTTCTTATATCTCTGCAAACTCTTGAAATATTTGTATCTTTTACACCTGTTTGTCTTGATGCTTCATTAATGCTATAAAATGATTTTAAATACTCTCCATTTTTAGTAAATTGTGAAACAGCTTTTAAATATTTACGATTAATTCCATTTTCTATATCACTTTGTGCTTTTTCTCTATTTTCTCCCCAAGTCATTAACTGAATGTTACTCATTGTGTAACTGATATAATCATCTTTTCTATCGACTGAGGGCTTATAGTCCGGTTGATAATCTAAACGCTTCCAATTATCATAAAGAAGGTGAAACAAAGATTGAGAAAATAACCATTCTCTTAACTCTTCTCTTGAATAAGTAGGTAAGTTCATTTTTCTTTCAAGAGAATTTCTTTTTTGTATAGCCCATAATGCAGAAACTATGCCGTCTTTTGTTCTCTTATAAGCTAAAGATTTTTCGCAAGTACATTGTTTACACCATGTTGTTAATTTATCTTTAGAGTCTTTTTTATTATTAAACTCTTCGTTTGTCTTTTCAATATAACAAAGAGTACAAACCTTCCCCATTATTTCCCCTTGTTTTTTGATTTAATTATTTTTATCATTTCTGATTTTGATAAGCCCATTCTTAGCCCATCACGAATTTGTGCTTTTGTGAGGTCTTTATAATCCTGTACATTGTGTTTTTTACTCCACTTGATTTTACCTTGACCTTGTTTAAAAGTCCGACTCATTTTGTAAAACTTTTTACCATCAATCTCACCATCTTTATATGCTTTTCTTAGTAAGAATTTGAATTTCTTCGTATCTCTTTCAGATACTTCTGTGTTTCCGCTTGTCTTTAAAATATCATAAGCTTTGTGAAGTCCTGCTTTTTCTCTTACTTTACCTTTAAATGCTCTAACTATTGGAATTTTATGCACTTCTTGTTTTTTGCCTTGAACTGCTTTTGTTGCTGTGTCTGCTGTTCTCATTACAGTTTTACCAAGTCCACCTGTTACAAACTCTGTTAAATGCTCGATTGTTTCAGGAGAGATATCTATATCGCCTTTAAGGAACTTAGTCCCACCAGTAGCTTCATTTAAAGCCTGAGCTACATATTTTGATGCTGAGTTTACGCTTTTGTAGTGAGTGTGTGCATCTGAGAGTCCTTCCGGTGAAAAAGGTGTAGGTTCTGGTCTTAGTTTTCCACCGAAAAAGTTTACATTTTGCTCTACTTCATAAATTGGTTTTCCTAAAGTTGGTACTGCTGTATGAACAAGATTTGTTGAAACTCCAATCGGACTGAACGCATTAGTCATTGCACCGATAATTCTTCCAGGAACTTTACTTTTTTCTAAATCACCATTTGCTACTTCTGCGGTTAAGTCTCCCATTGTTTTAAAAATATTATAACCGTATGGAACTTTTACTTTTGTATATGTTCCGTCTTCATTCATTAAAATATAATTTGTATCTTTTTCCCAATCAGGAATTAAATCGTATGCTTCCGGGTTAATAGAGCGGTTATAATAATCTAACCCAACTGCACTTGCCATAATCCCACCTGCAAGTGCTTGTGCTTTTTTACTTGACTTTAGAGCTTGCACCATTCTAACTGAACCTTGAATACTTGCATTGTAGAACATATAAGCAGTATTCATAAATGTACCAAGTTCACCTTTGCGGTTGAAGTTTACAGTTAGATTTTTAGCAATGCTCGCTGCTTGCGGTTTACTCATCCCTGCTTTTTTCGCTTGCTTATATGCAACAAGTCTCACACCATTTTCAACTGAGGTATTCACATTGTCGATATACTCTAAGACTGATTTAAAACCCTCTTTGGTTAAATTTTTACCTTGCAGTTTTTCAAGTTTTGCAGTTAAGTCATTTGCCATTTCTGGAAGATCATACTGCTCAATCCATCCAGTAGTCCCACCCTCTTTTTTCATTTCATTGAATAACTTTTGCCATTCTCCTGATACTCCCTTGCCTCTTTCGGCTCTGTAAATACCTCTGATTGAAGCAGGAATATCTTTTAAAAATTCTACTCTGTTTGGTTTTACTGCATCTGGTAAATTTATCATAGCTGTTTGAACATCACGCTCAAAGTTTGATATAACAAATTCCGGGTTCCATTGAGTATTTAAACCTGCTAAAAATCTAACTGCTTTATGTGCTGTTTTTAATACGATATTCATTTCAGTAGCATTGAGGTTTTTAAATGCGCTTGCAAGAGCTTCATCATGGAATGTTATCTCTTTGATTTTACCATCAACTTTAACGTGCATTACATTATCAGCTAATTGGTATCGTGGATCCATTCCAACTATTACACCCTCTTTAGTATATTTTGGCTCATATTTTAAGCTTTGTACTGAATATAATTCTTCATCTGGAAATTTCTCTGTGAACTCTAACATTGCCTTTCCGACTTTGTTTTTCTCAGCCCTTACAATAGTTTCTTGTGTAGCCATTATAGAGTGCATCAATGGAGACTCTACTTTTCTATGTGAACCTTTTGCACGTTTGGTTTCTTTACCTTTAATATCAAAACCTTTGCCTGTTCCTGCACCTGTAAATGCTCCTGCTTCCATTTCACGCTTTAGAGGTACATAGTTATCATAATCGCCTTCTAAGTTTTTAACATATTCTTCTGGCTCTAATCCCTCATCAATAAACATTTTTAATCTGTTGCGATTGATTTTATAAACATCACCTGCAATATCTTCCATTGCTTTATTGCCAGCCCACTTTGCAAGAATTTCGTTAGCTTTTGCATCACTCATTCCTGAGCCGTCTTCTATTCCGCTAACCTTTTTCATTCTAATATTACGCTCTTTAGCGTGTCTTGCGTGTAAGTATTCATCTACATCATCAAGAGTTAATCTAGCATCAGCAACTTTTTTTAATATCGGGTCTATTGCGTTTTTTTCAAACTCTTGTAAACGCTCTTGTGTTCTTCCGCTATAAAGTTCTTCCGCTTGATAAGGATTTGCTTTTTCGGGAAGTTTTCCACCTTTTAATTTGTGTCTTTGAAGTTGATTAACTCTGTTGAATTTATCCTGCATTGTTCTTTGGAACATTTGCCATTTAGTTTCATCAGGGAATTGTCCTATATTTTTGAGTTTACCTTTTTGCCAAACATCGTGAAGTTTTTTAGCACCTAGCATTGAAGCGGTTACTGCTGCTGCTCCAAGAAGTCCTTTTGCTACATTGTACTCTATGTTGCCTTCTTCATCTTCTTCGACTCCTGCTATTGCTCCTGCACCTTGCGAGTAAAGAACATTTGCGTTTTCTTTTGCTTGTTTAGGTTTGATTTCTTTGTCAACTATTGTTGGTTTTTTTGCTTCAATAGCTTTTACAAGCTTTTTTCCCTCTTCTGTTAAGTCTTTACTGTGAGAAAGTTCCGTAAAATCTTTTTTTGCTTTTTTGAATAGCTCTGTTGCTATCCCTTGTCTTTGAAAATCAGGTTTAGTATATATATTTGCAACTTCTCCGATTTTCCCATCACGACTCATCACTTGAAGAGAGGATACTATTTCACCATCTTTTGTAAAAATATATCTGTTACTCCCAAACTCTGATTTTAGTTTTGAAATTCCATTTTTTAAAACTTTTCCTACTTCTTCACCAGCACCTTCAAATTCACCTTTTGGTTTAAGCAATCTCTCTAAATTATGAGGTACTTTTACTTCGGCTTGTCTAGCTAATAAATCCTTTTCTTTTATCTGATGAATTTGGCTATTTTCAAAAACTATATAATCATCATCAAGTTTTACTCCGTCGAACCCTTGATTTCTGAGTTCTGCAAGTGAATATTTTTCGTACTCGTCCCACCCTGCCATTTTTTTAACATCTAAGTTGGCTGATACTACTCGCCCTTTTGTTCCTGCTCCAACTTCCCCTGCCTCTAAAGCTTTCTTATCGGAGGTAAACCATAACCCACCATCAAAACTTTTTTCAGGGTCGAATTTATCAAATTTTGCAGAAGTTCCATGATAAACAGTGAGCGGTTTTCCTTTATCATCAATAACTTTTGTATCTTTAAAAGCTGTTTTCACATCTTCAACAATAGATTTTTTACCTGTTAAATAACTGTATTTAGGATTTGTATCTATTTCATCAAGAGTTCTTCTTGCCCATCCTTTAAGTTCTTTTCTAACAACTTTGTTTTTTGCAATAGCCTTTACTGCTGTGTATCCTCCAAACCCTGCTACGAATTTAGCTGGATTTAATACTATGTTACCATCTTCATCTTCTTCAATTCCTGCCACTACTCCGGCTGCAAGATTATCTCCGCCTTTTGCAAACATTGTATCGGCTTCAACCCAATCTGCATCACTTACACCTTTTGGTTTATCTTGTAGGATATTATTAACATGCTGTTGGTCTAATTCTGTAATATCAGCTTTAGTCATTTTTTTGAATTTAGCATCAGGGTCTAGTGAAGGTTTGCTTAAATCTTTTACTGCTTGTGCTGCTTCATCTTCACTTCCACCTATAGGAACTTCTTTAGCAGCTTTTTTAGCTTCCATCAATGAAGGTAAAGGCTTTTTAGTTATTGTTGGCTCTATTCCTCTTTCTCTTTGCTTCTTAGCTACTTTTTCTGCAACTCTCTCTTGCATTGTTGTAACTTTTGGCTCAGGAGTGATTGCTTCTTTTACTGCTTGCGTTAAATCGGCTTTGATTACATCATCTGCTTGTCTGAGTCCTTCTGAGACTTTTGGCTGTAATGTTTGTTTTAAATATTCGTCTGCATCAAAAGCATCTTGCGGATTTGTTGTTCTTGTTTGCTTGATAATATCATCAGCTTGTTTTGCATCAATTACACCATCTTGAAGCTGTTTTGCTGTGTTTCCATAAGATTTTAATACTGCGTTTTCTGCTTTTATTCCAGCATACATACCACCGCCAAGAGCAGCAACTACTTTTAATCCCATTGTTAGATTTGGATGCTCTGCTTGAAAGTCTTTATCTAAAGCATTATCTATTGCTTCAATTCCAAGTTCTGCTCCAACATCACCAGCGATAGAACCTGCTAAAAATGCTTTACCACCTCTAATCATTTCAGGAGCTTTTGCGAGTATTCCTTGCCCTGCTCTTACTGCTCCGATTGCAGCTATTTCAGGACTGATTGCTGGAATTTCTAATGGTTGGTCTTGTGCTTCAAATTGTTGTTGCTGTCTAATTCCACCGATAAACTGTTCAGCTTCGGCTTTCTTTTGCATACCTTGTGCAAATTCTTCTGGGTATTCAGTTTCTAAATCGCCCATTGTTTTGCGTTCTGTTCCCATGTTGGAAACATAGTCTGTGTATTCTTTTACTTTTGCGTCATAGCCAGTATTATATTTTACTAATTCTTCTTCTGGTAAGTCTGCGCCCTCGATAACATCTGCTTTTATTTGTGCGATTACTTCTTGTTGTTTTTCTGGTGGAGCATCTATAAATCTACCATCTAAAATCACATCTTCGAGGATACCCATTATAAACCTTTTAAATAATTATCTGCTGTTTTTGGTGCTTTTGTTGTTTTAGCGGTTGTTGTTTCACCACCACCAAGCTCTGCTGCTAAAAACTTATCAATTGCACTTGCTTTTCCTTCACTTGCTAGTTTTATTGCTTTGTTTATGATTTTAAGAACTTCTTTATTCTCTTTATATTTAGTTTTTAAATCAAAAAGTTTTTCAAGTTTTAATTTTTTAGTACCAGTTTTATTAACTTGTTTCATTTCTTCAAGAGCTAATTTATTTTCTTGTTTTACCCCTTCAAGTTTTATATCTCTTTTACCTCTTCTTTCTTCTTTAGAAATATCACGCTTTTCTTCTGCTTCACCTTCAAGAATTTTTGCACCTTGGACACTAAGAGCCATTGAATTTTGAACCCATCCAGCATCGTATGTCTCAGGTATAGATTTTGCAAAAGTAGGGTCTATCTCAATAAATTTTGCTCTCATTTTTTCATAAAGTTCTGGATTTTGATGTACTGCAACGAGTCCTTGACCTATCATGTCTAATCTTTCTTTTGTTGCAGCTAGTTGTGCTTTACCTTCGGCAGATTTACTCTTTTTAAGGTCTATGTATGTTCCTATCTGGTCGTTTGTTAGCTCTGACGGAATATCAAACTCTTTTTTAAGAGCTTCTGCACCTTTTGTTTTTCTCCCTGCTTGCATCTGTTTAAGTTTTCTATCTTCTTTATAATGCTCAAACTTTGTAGCAGCTTGCTCTCGACCCATTCGTGCAGTTTTGAGATTTGATACTTTACTTAAAATATCACCCATATTTATCCCAAGGGAGTTCTGACTCATCGGATTTTGTGGCATTTGTTCTCCTTTTTATATCTCCAAAAAAATCCACCTGCTTTATAGTTTGTATTTCTACAACAAGTAGATAACCAGCTTCTATCAATTTTATTTTTTCTTCCTGCTTCTGACGCAGAATGATATTCTTCTATTATATTTAAATTTATATCTAGTTTTAAAACAGCTTTATTAACTTTGTTATTTTTACCATTTTTTCTATCATTACTGGCTTTTTCTCTGTTTTCTTTCCAAGTCATAAGTTGAATATTGTCCATTGTGTATGGTTTATAATCATTTATTCTATCCATTGAAGGAGCAAGTTGCTTATTGTATAGGTTGTCTTCCCATTTTTTAAAAAGCTTGTGGAATGAAGGATTACTTAATAGAACCTCTCTTAGTTCATTTGATGTATAATCAGGTAAAGAATAACCTCTTTTTGCTGAAAGTTTGCATTGGTGGATATAGATATTAGTAATTAATCCTTTTTTGGTTCTATGGTAATTTTTTGCTTTCATTGCTTTGCAGATTTTACAAATTGCCTCTATCTTGCTTTTATTTCGAGACATTTTGCCAAAAGCATCAAGAGTTTTTATGTTTTTACAACTTCTGCATTTTTTGCTATTTTGTGGCATTTTATCCCCTTACTGATTATACATATTATAAAGCATAGCGTTTGATACACCCTGTTGTGTTGCGCCTGCTACATTTCCATACATTTGAGCAGTTGCATCTCCTGCACCTATATAACCTGCTGCTTGTGCTTGACCTGATTGTGTAAGAGCATTTCCAATTTGTGAGCCATAAATATTTGAAGCTTGCTGAGTAGCACCCATTGCACCGACTCCATAATTAGCTAGATTTATTAATTGATTTTGTTGAGTATTATAATCAGTTAATTGTCTGTTGTAGTCAGAAGATAAAGCAGTTTGACCCATATTAAATTGATTTAATTGGTCTGATTGCCATCTGCTAAAAGCATTTCCATACTCTTGTGAAGCTAAATCACTTGCATATCTCTCTGCCTCTTTAACTGCTCTACCGCTTAAAAGATTACCTTTTGCAGCTTGACTTCTTTCTATTGCTTTTTGTCCTTCTTCTTGTCTGAACTGATAAGAAGGGTCTGTTTCATCGAATGTAAATTGTGCATCCGGGTCATAGCCGGGCATCATTGCTTTTGCAGGGTCATAACTAAACGGTTGCATGTCTTGTGAATAGCCTGTTACTGCCTCCATATAGTTCGCTGTGAACTTTTCATCTACTGCGTATTTATCAAATTCTCTTTGATCTTCTGTCGCTGCTGTTCCAATAGCTTGTGCCATATCTGACGGAGAAATATTCCCTGAGTTTATTTCACCTATCCAATAATCAAGTTCTTCTGTTGTAGCTTCTTCTCCAAAACCTGATGAGTAAATATCTCTGATTAATTCTGTATCAGTTGCAGTTGTTTCGCCTTTTTGTCTTGAAGCGTCTAAAAAAGCTGTAGAGAAAGTATTTTCATCAATATTACCGCTTAATAACTCACCTCCCCAATAAGCCATATCTTCCTGAGTTGGAGTTCTTCCAAGTTCAGTAGCATACATATAATTTACATATTCATCAATTGACTCTTGTGTGTATTGTGGTTCTGCTGTTTGTGCAGGAGCTTCAATAGTAGCAGGAGCAGGTGTTGTTGCAGGAGCTTCAATAGTTGTTTGTGCAGGCAAAGGCTCTATGTTTGTAACTGTCATTGGTGCTGGTGTTGGAGCTGCTAAAGTGGTTGAAGCGGTCGGAGCTTGAGTGCTTCCTGTTGTTTGAAACGCTATTGCTTCTGGGGATGCTTGAATAGTGCTTGCTACCTGATCTTCCGTCATTCTTCCTGAGCTGATTTCATTTTCCCAATAATCAATACCTGCTTGATCTGCTTCTCCACTTCTTCCTAAATATGTTTGATACATATTTGCAACTTTTGATGCTGTGTCTACGGTGGGAGTTGCCAATGCGTTTGTTGGTGCTGGTGCAGGAGTTGGAGAAGGGGCTGAATATGTTGAAGTAGTTGTTGTAGTTGGTGGTACATACTGCACGGAAGTTTCGTTTTTCTCCATTATCGCCCTATACCCTGCTGCTGCTGCGTCAATTTCTGCTTGTGTTGCCATTATCTTGCTCCTCCATACATTAACATATTTTGTCTTGCTTTTAGTTCATCTAGCTTTTGTTGTTTTTCTATCTCTGAAACTTCTTGTCCTGATGGTGTGTAAGTTCCTGCTACTATATCAGGTGAAGCTCCACCACTTCTTGAAAGATTTTGTGACCCCATTTTTGTGGCTAAAGCTTCTCTGTCTAAGCCTTTTCCTAACTGACCTTTCCACCAAGATAACCCTGCTGTATCTTTTTTTGATAAGTCCGCTTCTGGATCTGAAAAGCGTGTTGCTCCAAGCCCCTCTGAATAAACATATCTCACATACTCATCATCGGTCATATCACGAATATCTTGCTGTCTATCGTCAATAACTTGTTGAGCTTGACCTGCTTGCACATCTGTAGTTCTAACTAGCTTTGGTCTTTCAGCTTTTACTCCATCAACACCTGCATATCTTTGAAGTTGTCCTAATGCTTTAAGTCCTACATCTACCCACGGTTGCTGTTGAGCTTTTTGATCTTCATAGAGCCATTTTTGAAAGTCTATGTTTGCTTCTGCTGCTTGAACCTGTGCGTCTGAGGCTTTTCCTGCTGCTTTCGATTGTGCTTTTCCTGCCATCATTGAAGCACCTGCACCAAGTAATGCTGACCCGCCAATTGCTGCTGCTACGACTGACATATTTTCCCCTTTTCTTTTTCATATTTTAAGAATGTTTCACTTTTAACAATTATTTCTGCTTCTGCTTCTTCAACTGTTTTTGCTTGTGTTGCGTGGAATGTAGTCCAAATAGTATCTTCTAAGACATATCCAACTTTTCTTGCTTTTGGTTCTGAGCGTCTTGTGAATGGTGCGGTTACTTCAAAGCTTCCCTCATCATTAAACATCAAGACTTTGCCCTGAGACATAACTTCCATAAATTCTTTTGAGTGAGCGTGACCGATAAGGAGTGAGTCTTTAGGCATAAATATTTCTCTTGCATACATACCATCTAAAAAGTAATGTTTTACTGGAATATCTATTTTTTCTTCTTGGCATAACATAGCATATTCAATATCTTCAATT